TACGATAGTCACCTTACCCACACTGCTGTGAATATTTCCCAGGCAACATATTGTATGACCCAAACCAGTAGGTGGGATTGTATTACGTGCGATACAGCGAATTCTTATGATAATATCCTTATTCAAAATGGAGAACAAGTAATATTCGGATTTAACGAAGAATACGAGTCTATCTTCGTCAGTTTTAGGGGGTCTGAGAACATACAAAATTGGATAGCAAATATCAAGGTGTCGCAAATAACACCATATCCGGAGACAACTATAGCAGTCGCAAATGGTTTTTATAACCTATTTGATTCCTTACATGCGAATGTATACAAAGTTGTAGATGAACTCACTAAAAAATACAATACGAACCAACTACTACTTACCGGGCATTCGTTAGGTGCTGCGTTAGCAACGTTAAACGCATTTGATATTCTATATTATCAGAAAAACTACAAAATCCATTCTCTAATTACATTTGGTTCTCCAAGAGTAGGAAATAAAGACTTCTCAAAAGTGTTTGAAACCTACAATATCAACTCGATTCGCGTGACCCATTATTACGATATGGTTCCGCATGTTCCGGAAGAGTTTTTAGGGTATCGTCATATTTCCCAAGAAGTATGGTACAATGAACCCAATACGGAATACACCTTGTGTGATGATGAAAATGGAACGGAAGACGATAGTTGTAGTAACTCTTGTTCTCCTACCAAGTGTACGAGTACGTCCGACCATTTAGATTATCTACAAACAAAGATGGGAAGTGGGGGGTATTGTTGGTAAATCAAATAAATCCTCAATGATATAAAAATAACTGCATATAGTAAAACAAATGTTATTATTATTCATTCTATTGAATTTTGGGGTGTCCTTTCTATCTGATTTGGTATTGAATTTTTTATCGAGGCAATCGTATTCGTATAATGCGATAAAATCATTACAAACCTATTTCGATAAACGTCCAACTCTAATTTCCGCATTTTACGCAGGCATCACTGTATGTCTGGTGCTAATTGAAAATATCATATTATCCAGAGTATTGTTTGGTATGTATTATCCAAGCACACTTTACCAGTTATTTGCGTTTTTGTCAATCGCATTTCCTTTAGGGTATATAAGTGACGTAATTATCTATAAAGCACAAATATTCGGCGATACATTAAATCCATATTACGAGCTGGTGGGATCAGGGCTCTGGGGAGCAATTGCCTATATTTTTTCAATTGTTGTATCGTATGGAATACTACATATAGATATGTATAACCTCATCTAGAAAATATATATGCAATAATATATATTTTAGAACAATGAATACACAAGCAAGTTACGAGATATTCGGTACTCACCGAGCAGTACAATATAGACAACATACAAACATAGACGAATCCAACACACGTCTGAATGGACGTCAGTTTGCCGATTCGCCCTTAGAACCCAACTTTGACATTCGTCCAGTGCCTACCAAATATGCGTTATTCCCTATGGTAAATCGTCGCAAACCAGTTACCGAGGAGAAATTGTCCTATGTAAATTATAATCAAAACGCTAACTTTACACCTGCGGTTTCAAAAGGACCTGTATCGGGATATATGAATGGTATAGACACGGAAACTGTGTTACGTAACCAAACGTTCGGGATGCAGGGTGGTGTAGGACAAGACGTCTATGTTCCCTCGTCCAGTAGCGATTTATACAAAGTGTCGGTGGTTTCTCGACCATCCGAACAGCCACATATGGGTCTGTTCTCCCAAAACACCTTTAGTAATCGCCAACACCCCAATGTCGAAAACACCACTATTGGTAAGGACCAATTTTTCAACCATACACGCACCCAGTTACGTAACTCTATGTAAATAGAAAATTGATACTTAAAAATTATATAATGGTTTATTATATAATTTACTAACAACATGATAAAGTACATAAATTCCATATTAGCGTCGAATAACACTAACAATGCGACCTACAAATGGTTAATCTCCATAGCAATACTGTATGCAGGTGTAAAACTAATAAATACTACAAAAACCCCGTATGAGATGGTAGAAGGATTTAATCAAAGTAAACCCTATGTATATAAACGCAATGAAGATATTTATGATGATTTCATAGCAGAAATATATGACGTTTTACATGATACAAGCACGCGAACTGATTGGGAATTAGCGAATATAGTAAGATTAACATCTCCCGATGTAAACAATAGTGTATTTTTAGATATAGGTTCCGGTACAGGAAGTAGTGTTGATATATTACATAAATCCGGATACACTGCTTATGGGGTAGATAAATCAAATGACATGATTCAATATGCTGAAACCCATTATCCAAATAGCGACTTTATTCATGCGGATGTAAATGACCCCTTGGTATTTGACCGTGCTAGTTTTACACATATATTATGCACCAAAACAACCATCTACCAGTTCAAGGATAAAAAGAAGTTCTTTGCGAATTGTTATCATTGGATGATACCAAATAGTTATTTAATCGTCCATTTGGTTGATAGGAAGCGGTTTAGTATGTTTGAACCCAAAGACCCTACCAAAGTCAAGTGGCCCACATTATTACCTCAAAGAAATAAACGACGCACGCGAGTGGTATCCGAGTATGAAGATTTTAAGTATAAAGCAAACTATAGCTTTCCCGTTAATTTAGAAGAAACCAACGTAGTAAGTTTTACGGAGTCATTTACTGATAAAGTAACAAACCATGTTCGTCATAATGAAGAGACACTCTATATGGAAGATATTCGTGATATTTTAGATACCGCAAGTCAGATGGGATTTATCTTTCACGCCAAAGTAGATATGGAAACGTTGGGTGATGACAATCAATATTTATACATTTTAGAAAGACCCCACTAATACGGATAAAAAATACAATTTATCTACCAAAATATATTAGATTTATGATTCAATATATTTTTTCATCCTTGTTTTTCTTTTTCTTGGTTTTATTTGCTTATATAAAAATCCGGTATCCGTTCTGGAATACCCAGCCGGTATTTCATACTTACGATTATTGGCGCTATTTCTACAGCGTTCCTTACATTATATATAAATATCGCCCAGTAAAGACGAAATATTGTGATTTTCATCAGGTCGAAACGGTTCCCTATAGCGAATGTTCTCAACATATGAAACAAAGTCTGGTAAATCTACTTCAATGTTATTATATTCCTTCTGAAAAAATCTTACATACGATTACCGAAAAGGAGGTAGATACGATATTAACGGGAACGAATGAACCTTGTTACCTATCCCTATTCCATGAAAAAGTAGTTCAGTCCAGTGAAGGTAAAGAACCCCAAATAATTGTAAATCCAGACCCAACTGGGTGTATTACATCCAGACCCTACAAACTATTTTATCGTCCCACGTTGACGGAACAAGTCTATACGTCAGAACTATTATATTTTATAGATTATTTATGTGTAAAGCGAGAACGAGACGTAAAAAAACTAAATAGAGTCCTGTTACAGACTCATGAATATAACCAACGAACGAATAATGCGGATGTTCTCCTATCTTTAATAAAAAAAGAGATAGATTTGTTTGAAGGGGTTATACCCGTAGTAGAATACAATACCCTGACTTATTATATTCCGGTGTTACATCCAATCGCATTGCCATCAGATTGCGAGTTAATAAAAATAGAGGCTACGAATCTTCACATTTTAACGGATTACCTATATAACATGACACATAATACATATGATACTGACATTACTATGTTTGATATCTGTGTTATGCAAGATACCTCATATTATTTATCACAAATCAAGTCAGGAATACTACATGTATATTGTCTACGACACAAGGAGCATGTATATGGTTTTTATTTTTATAAGAATACCTACACAGAATATGAAGATATCGAAGGAAATGTGTTAATGTTCTCAACTAGTATAAAAAATATAAGTGATAATCATGTGTATTACAGTGGGTTTATAAATAGCATGTGTAAGATAATGAAAGAAAAACAAAACAAATATAAAATGTTGATGATTGAGAACATCGGTCACAGTAACCACATCGTTTCTCTATGGGAATTGTATAACAAACCAATTTTTGATAACAATACCGCTTATTACCTGTATAATTTCATTTATCCTTGTTCTCCTCTATTACCAGAAAGAACATTAATTATTACGTAAACATCAAAATGTGTATAGATAGTAGAATGGATATGTATTTGTTTCGTTGTAATATGACGCGTGACATAGAGAACAATGTAGACGAGGTAGAAACACCGGAGTTCACTATGGAAGATGTAAACGAGATTGATATGAATTACAAGATACATATGTCCGAACTCATTCTATTTGAACGCGAAGAAGAAATGTCATTACAAGAGATGCATACAAGTTTTGTATTGAATGAACTTTTCATCGAGCATCTAGATTACATGCAAAAATTACGCGAGATGGTTACTGAATATATGAATGTAGATAAAAAACATGAGAGAATTCGTATGTATTTCCAAGACATTACACCTCTAATACGTTCTGACAAAGATAATTTACAAGAAGTGAGAACTATCAAAAAATAAATATCAATATAACATTTGTATTGATATTTAGATTGGGGTTTAACGAGTGTATTTGCCTGCCCTAGCAAACGAATCTACTACAAAGATAACAAATACACCTAAGAACGTGTAGAGTAGAAACTCTTCTGTAATATTCTCGGTTTTTTCGTGCTGTTGTCCTTCCAATAAATGAATCATATAATTTATTTTCTCCATTAATTGAGTTTCCCCAGAAGAAGAATTCGCAATACCCATCTTAGCATAATAGGGTGACGATGCTGCGGATACGGTAACCGCAGATGGTTCGTAACTTTTATTATAATTACTGAGTGTCTGTGAATGAGTATCATTCGCCCCATAATTTTTCATTTCACCTAAAATATTCGCCGAAGCCGCCCCACCGGAAAATTGAGGCATAGGAGGTATATACTGTTTTAATTCAGTATCATCATTATAGTCGCTATTTGTATTCATCTCCGGGGGAGACAAAGGTTTAAACTCGCCCATTTTGTTATTTTCGTCTTCATTTCCCGAAGAAGTCATTTTCTCTAACAAATCGGTGACTCGTGAGGTTCGGTTCTCACTGGAATTCTGGAAATTTTCTAATGAGCTGGGGGTATTATTTTCATGCTTAAATTCGTTAGTATGGTCTTGTGGTCTTATTTTCACCGTTTTACGGATACTAGGAATTCTCTTTTTATTAGTTGATTCTTCGTTCGTCCATGTTGATGCTGTTGCTACTAAAGACATAATTTATATATTTATTTGTATTTAAAAAATAAGTAGATATTAATTTGATAATCCAGAACCAAATTATATGATAAAGAAAATATGAGAACAATGTATAGAATGAAACTTACACAAAATACAATAGCTCAATTTATACCTATGGTTGCTCTTTTCTTTTTATTGTCACAGTACCGAGGTTGTGTGGAATTGAGTCATACAATTTTAGGAAAGTTACTAGCAGTATTTATAATTATATTCTACACGACTATTGATAAAGTTCTCGGTTTGTTTGTTTGTGCGTTGGTTATTTTATTCTATCAAATGGATTGTAGAGAAAATCTGCTAAACATTGAATCCTTCGACACAATCGAGGAACAGGAAGATGATGAAGGAGAGGCAGAATTAGAATACAATGAAACCAAACCGGCTAAATCTTGCGACAGTTGTGGTGTAAAGAACGTAGAAACCTTTGAAAACTATGAAGCCGATAACAACAAAGTTGTCGAAAACGGTCCAGTTCAAGATGAATTTAGAAGAGAACATTGTAAAAACGGCGTTCTAAAACATAAAGATATGGATGTAAGAGACGAGTTGACTCAACATGTATATCCAGAATTAAAGTTCCAACATGATTACTGTAACGCGTGCTCTCCTACATGTAAGTTTTCGATTGTTGAGTCGAAATTAAAAACCGAAACGAAATTATTACCAAAGGTCTCGAAGGAAAATCTAACCATATTGTAAATAAATACGATGGTAAAGTCTGATGTAAAGAGTATGTTTGACTATTTACATGCTAATATACAACGTATTAATGATAGTAAAATTTTCGCTGGGTTAATGATAATAACCTTAAATATAGTATCCAAATACGTCAATATAGGTTTGAGTAAATCCATGGAATCGTATTTAAAGTATACCTTTAGTCGTCAATTGTTAGTGTTCTCTATCGCGTGGATGGGTACTCGTGATATATACATAGCTTTCTTCATTACATTTATATTCACGTTATGTGCTGAATATTTGTTTAATGAAGATAGTGTATTCTGTGTTTTATCCGAAGATTTTCAGGATTATCACTCAACATTATCAGAAAACGATAAAAACAATTCAGAAAAAGTAACTGACGACGAAATACAAAAGGCAAAAGATGTTTTAGACAAAGCAAAACGGCAAAATAAGATTACCGATGATAATCTCGAAGGATTTTCTATGAAATAGGTGCGTTATTATGCAAATTATATATTTGCATAATATAATTAGTATACATCATTACAACATGAATTTCAATATTCAAAAATTAAAAATTACATTGAATACAAATGCGGTAAACAATACACAAATAGAATTAACCAAGGACATTCTATACCACCCAGAACATGGCTCCTTTACGGATATTGAAAAATACCCATATTTGACAACGAAGCAAGTATACCCCGAAGATTATTTATCCGGATTGGTTTATAGTCAAATAGTAAACATATTTTTCAACAAAGAGAACTTTGAATCCATGTTAATCGAGCACAAACCAGCCGTGAATATACCGGATACTGCTTATATTTCCAATAAGAACATAATGATTATGTTGGGGTTATTGTTTTCAACAAAATACTTCATAGTGAATAACATTCACCAATCATTAGACATAATAAACAAAAAAGAGTCTGACCGGTCGATATTTTATAATCCATTTAACACACAGTTCTCGTACATAAAAATCAATGGAAAACCACACACGGTAACCAAAGCAATCTGGTTAAATGATATAGTAAATCATCCAAAATATAAAGAAGTAGCTAATACGGTTGGTGATGTAATTAACAGTTATAATGAAAAATTCCCCAACAATCCAGATAAGTTAATTACGGAAAGAAATCGACCAGTAACCAGCAATGTAAATTTCAAGGAGATATCATATAACTTACGAAATAGAGTATTACCAAAATTACGTTTTCCATATCGCGAATCTTCAAATACTGAAATACAAAATCGCATCAATATGGAGTTGGTAAGTCCCCCGCAAACGGATATAAATAATATGAGTAAACGACAACTGTATGATTTTTTAACAACAAAAGTCTTGACCCCCATACAGAAAGCAGAATTAAAAGGTAAACTACAAGGATTAGAACAACGAATCAATGACAATTCTAGCAAAAAAGATTACATAGAACTTATAGACAAATACAATAATTATACCAGTAAATTCTATGATACATTTGAAAAGTTGTATAATCGCTATATGTTAAACAATAAAGACATAGTCATAGACAAAAAAACACTGGATATAGGAATCGATAATATTAATATAGGATATAGCGATAATTATCCCAAAAAAGAGATTTTTGTTATGTTGGATTTAATAGATGGAGAAGTGAATGAAGGAAACAAAAAAGAAGTATACTGCCCGTATACAAACGAATATTTGGGGAACTTATTAAATAGTCTAGTATACAATCCTGAATCATCCAAAGTGGTAAAAAATTCAAAAACCATCTATTCGGTGGAAGACAAATCTACGAGTAGTTCCAGCACAAAGAAAAACACCAATGATGATAAGGTTAAACCCAATACGACTACGGAGGTAGATGATAACGTTTTTTATTCCCAAATATTTAACCGAAGCGACAATGTCAAATTATTAGACAAAATGCGCCCTTTCCTGGCGAATGATAATATTATAGATTTTATAAAAAAGAATTCTGATTTATACAAAATCGTTAGTAAATCCATAGCTACTTCATCAAAAAGACGAGCATTTATGGATGAAATAAATAGATTAAATGGTAGATATAAAACGGAAATACAAATTTTAAACGAGAACAAAAAAGGGATTACCGATTTACCGATTAAAGTCAAAAATATAGACAATGAGATATTAAAATATGAATTCTACTCAAGTATACTAGACAAGGTAATAGCCTACGAAGATAAAAAACCGATGGCAGTAGGAGGCAGACCCTATTCAGTAAGGAATAATATACGCAACAAACCAAGAGCATACAAAAATGTAACAAAGAAAAATAGATAGACTGTCATTTGAATGGAAATAAAAAACATGATTTATATACATGTTTTTTATTGGGTTATGGTTATGGTTATAGTGATATTAGTGTAAGATGTGAAGAGATTACTTTTTGTAGAATGTAGCCCTGCCCTTTTTAAACTCTCCAACTTGGTCGCCTATATCTTCGTCTTCTAGAACAGCGTAAATCGGTCCATCTGTCTCGTTAGTTGTATAGTATGATTTTTTCTTGATAGTAACTTCATATACCTCCTCTTCTTCCTCCTCTTCCTCGGCAGATTCCTCAACTTCAACTTCCTCCTCTTCCTCGGCAGATTCCTCAACTTCAACCTCCTCCTCTTCCTCAGCAGATTCCTCAACTTCAACCTCCTCCTCTTCCTCAGCAGATTCCTCAACTTCAA